CGGAACACCTGCTCCAATGGGCGAACACCAATTAGCAGACGGAACTAAAATCGTATTAGACGAAGCCGCTAAAATCTTATCTATTGAAACTCCAGAAGCAGAAGCTAAAGAAGCTGACGAAACACCTGCTGAAATGGGCAAGAAGATGGACGAGAAAATGGCTGACGAAATCGCAAACTTAGTAGCTGAAAACGAAGGTCTTAAAACACAAGTAGCACAATTAGAGGCAAAAGTTAAGAATGGCTTTAGTCAAGTAGCTGAATTAATAGAAGCACTTACTAAGACACCTAACGCTGAACCTATTGCGCAACCAAAACAAAACTTTGGTTCTAACGTAACAACTCACTCAATGAAGTACGATAGAATTGAGAAATTTAGAAACGCTTTATTAAACAAATAAAAATAAAATAAAATGGGATTTGATGTATCTGCATTAGCAAACTATACAAAAGAAAACGAAGCATTACTTGTTACTTCTTCTGTATTAGGTTCAAAAACTGCTTCTCTTATTAAGAGCGCAGGAAACGTTATGGTTGGCGTGAAGTCAAGCGAGAAAATCAACATTATGCAAACTGACGCTATCTTCCAAGATGGTGCTTCTTGCGGTTTTAACGCTTCTGGTTCTACAACTTTTACTCAACGTACTGTAACTCCAGGTAAAATTAAAGTTAACGAAGCTCTTTGCCCTAAAGATTTAGAAGCTAAGTATCTTCAGAAGGCTTTACCTACTGGTTCTTATTATGACTCTATTCCTTTTGAGCAAGAATATTCTGAAAAGAAAGCTAAAACTATTGCTGCTCAATTAGAAACTGCGCTATGGACTGGCGACACTTCAAGTGTTAATGTTAACCTTAACCGCTTCGATGGTCTTGTAAAATTAATCGGTGCTGCTTCAGGTGTTGTAGCTGCAAACGCTTCAACTTACATTAGTGGTGCTCCTTTATCAAGCATTACTGCTGCTAACGTAATTTCTATCTTTGATGGTGTTTACCAAGCAATCCCTGCACAAGTTGTAGCTGCTGAAGATATGACTATTTTCTGCGGTCAAGATTTATTCAGAACTTACACTATCGCTCTAAAAAATAGCGGTTCTTTCAATTACCAAATTGATGTAAAAGCTGATAGCGAATTCGTATTACCAGGTACTACAATTAAAGTTATTGCAGTTGCAGGTCTTAACGGAACTAACAAAGTTTACGCTATGCGTTTATCTAACTTGTTCTTAGGTACTGACTTATTGAACGAGGAAGAGAAGTTTGAAATCTTCTATGCAAAAGAAGCTGACCAAGTACGTTTCGTATCTGAGTTCAAAATGGGTGTAAACATTGCCTTCCCTGACGAAGTAGTGAAGTTTATCCTTGCATAATTTATAGGGTAGGTTGAAATACACCTACCCACTTTTTCAAACTAATTTAATTCAATAACAATGGCTTGTGCTTTAACTCAAAATTATACCTTAGATTGTAAAGACAGTTTAGGTGGAATTACTGAGGTTTATTTTATGGCAGCAGCAGATGTTACCTCAACTACCGAAGCAAGTGGTGTTATTACCGCTTTAGTAAAGGCAGCAGGTAAGAAGTTCTTTAAGTACGAACTTGTAAAAGGCACTTCTCAATTAGTTGAGAATGTTAATGCAAACGTACAAAATGGTACTATCTTTTACGCTCCAGAATTAACCATAGTATTAAACAAATTACAAGCGAACACAAGGAACGAAATCTTGTTGTTGGCTCAAAACACTTTAGTATCAGTTGCCAAAGATAACAATGGTAAATATTGGTACTTAGGAAAAACAAGAGGCTTAGACCTTACAGGCGGTAGCGCAGGTACAGGTACGGCAGAAGGCGATAGAAGTGGTTACACTTTAACTTTCACGGGTGCGGAAGCTGCCCTTGCTCCAGAAGTTAATTCTGTTGTAGCGGCTGCACTTACTACCGCAGGTTCTTAGGTTGTTTTGGTTTTGTATATAGATGCCCTCGTCTTTAATTAGGCGGGGGTTTTTTATTTTGCAAACAATCGCTATACTTTATATTTATAGTTGTGATAAGATTAATTAAGGGGCAAACCCAAAACATAATACTTACCTTGACTGAGAAGCAGCTTTTAACAAGTCCTAACTATCTATTTATTTTTGAGAATAGATCAACAAATACGGACATCAAATTTGTTAAGCTAAACAATACGGACATAAGTGCTTACAAGGAAAGGTACAACGAGTTCACTATTGTAGTTAATAGCTACTTTAATACCTCTTTAAACGGGCAATACACCTACACAATTTACGAGCAAACAAGTACTACCAACACAGACCCGACAGGCTTAAACCTGCTTGAAAGCGGCATTATGGAACTCGAGGGTACAACTATAGCATTCACGGAATACGAAACAACAAGCACATTCACAATTAGACAATAATGGAAATACAAGTATTGACATTTGCGGAAGCAAAGCAACCGGAATATAAAGAGAAAAAAGGCGAAGGGTATATGCAGTATGGTCAAAACAATGACTATCCGCAATACCTATTAGACCTATTTAACAAATCTGCAAAGCACAACGCTATTATTAGAGGCAAGGTAAACTACATTGTCGGCAATGGTTGGGCAGGAGAACAAGCGATTGTTCAAAAAGTTAATAGAGAGGAAACCCTTAACGACCTAACTAAAAAGGTTGCTTTAGATTTAGAACTATTTGGCGGTGCTTATATTCAAGTTATTTGGAGTGTTATGGGCGGTCAAGTTGCTGAGTTGTGGCATTGTGATTATACAAAGATTAGAACCAATAAAGACAATACGCAGTTTTGGTATAAAGACGATTGGAAAGCTACACGCAACCAAGAAAAAGCTGAAGTTTATAGTGCGTTTAACCCTGCTAACCCACAAGGTGTGCAGATACTTTATGTAAAGGAGTATCGCCCAGGAATGAACGTATATAGCCTTCCTGGTTATTTCGGTGCACTTAACTACATCGAAAGTGATGTAGAAGTAAGTAAGCACGTTTTAGGTAATGCTCAAACAGGGTTTTCTGCAAGTAAACTTATTACTTTACCAAACGGAGAGCCAAGCCCAGAGGAAAAGCGACTTGTTAGCAGACAATTTGACAATATGTACACGGGTGCAGACGGCAAGAAGTATTTACTTGCTTTTGTAAACGATTTAACCCGTAAGCCTATTGTTGATGATTTGGGTGCAAGTGATCTAACTAAAGAGGACTTCGGGCGTGTAGACGAGTTAATTCAAACTAACATATTTAGCGGACACCAGATTACAAGTCCTGACTTATTTGGTATTGCAGTTCCTGGTCAATTAGGCAACAGACAACAACTTAGAGATAGTTACGAGATATTTAATAACACCTATGTACGCTATAAGCAAATGCAGATTGAGGGTGTATTTAATATGCTTGGACAATATGCAGGTGTAACCGAAGAGTTGAAGCTTCAACCAGTAGACCCTATTGGAATTGACTTTAGCGAAAATGTTATTTTACAAGTTGCACCAAAAGAGTGGATATTAGAGAAGTTAGGAATTGACCCTACACAATACGGAATAGTTGCAGAAACAGAGCAGCCAATGGCAGCAAGTCCTTTAAGTGTGAACGAGCATATTAAAGGCTTAAAAGGTCGTGAGTGGCAAAATATGCAGCGTATTATTAGAGATTTTAATAAGGGAAAGATAACAAGAGAACAAGCAAGTTCTATGCTTAAAGGTGGATATGCTTTAAGCGACGAGGAAGTTTCTACTTGGTTAGGTGCAGAGGAATTAGAATTTAACGAAACCGATTTTCAGGTTTTCTTTGAGTTTGGAGAAGATAGAAGCGGTTACGAAGTATTTAAAAGCAAATCAAGATTTAGCGACGATAAGGACTTTGAAATGTTTGCAGATGTATCGCAGTTACAATCTAATATTTTAGATTTAATTGTTAAGGATAAGCGTATTACCCCTGAGGTAATTGCTGACACTTTGAAAGAAGATATAGGTGCGGTTAAGCGTGTTATTGATTTATTAATTGAGAAGGGGTTTATTAAGACAAGTGAAGTAAAGCAAGGCAAGGGCATTGATAGTAACGTTATTATCGAAAGGCAATTAACTGCTCCTATTGGTCAAATTGTTGAAGCTATAAAGCCACAAACTACGCAGATATTAATTCGTTATTCTTACGAGTGGAAAGCAGGTTTTAACGATGGCGATTTAGATACAAGCAGACCTTTTTGCAAATATTTAGTAACCGCTAATAAGTTTTATAGCCGTAGCGAAATAGAAATGATGAGTGCAAGGCTTGGCTATTCTGTATGGGATAGAAGAGGCGGTTGGTATACTAAGCCAGGAACAAACACACATAGTCCAAGTTGCAGACACGAGTGGAAGTCAAACATAGTTAAAAGAAAATAAGAAATGAGCTTAAACACATTATTTATAAGCGTACAGAATATTAAAGACAGGTCTGGCTTACACGCTAACGTAGACGAAAAACTTGTATTGCCTGAGATTAAGACCGCACAAGATATGTATATCTTACCTGCGCTTGGTAGTGCTTTGTACAATCGTTTACAAGCAGGTATTACGGCAAACAACTTAAACGCAAACGAGGTTATCTTATTAGATCAATACATAGCAGATACTTTAGTGCATTATGTACTTAGTGAATTGCCAATGGGTTTGTCTTATCAATTCTATAACAAAGGCTTGTTAAGAAAGAGTGGCGAGAATACCGAGAACCCTTCTATGCAGGATATGATTGACGTGGCGAATAGATATAAGGCAAGAGCGGAGTTCTATAAGCAAAGAATGATTAAATATCTAAAAGAATATTCAACACTTTATCCTGAGTACCTTAATCCTGGAAGTGGCATTGATGCAATACACCCTGAGAACGATGCTTATACAACGAGCATTTGGTTAGGCGATTTTGATTGCTGCGCAGGTAAAAGCTTCGAGGAACTTTATCAAGGGAATAGAGGTTGTAGCGATTGCTAATTATGAGTAAAGTAACAACAATAAAAAACCAAAATAAGCTTCGTGTTTATTTAGAAAAAATTAAGAATGAGCCTGACGTTAAACCAAATAGTCAAACAAATAACAACACTCGGAAACGACCACGAACAAATTAACTTTGTTTACTTCGGAGATGTGTGGGAACGTTTAAGCAATGGCGAGGTTACTTACCCTGCTATGTTCTACACTTTAACAGGTGCTACTATAAACGCTAAAAATATTACTTATAATTTTAGCCTTTATTTTATGGACAGAATGTTAATGGAAGAGACAAACGAAACCGAAGTACTAAGCGATATGACTTTAGTCGGTCAAGACATAGTTGCTCAGTTACGTTATCCTAAAGCAATTTGGGATATTGGCGACACCGCTCCTTTGACTTACTTTACCGAGAGCGACCCTGACTATCTTGCCGGAGTTAAGATAGATATTACAATGGAATTACCTTACTTAAACGATAGATGCCAAGTGCCTTCTATTTATACATACTAAAATGATAGGAAAAAAGATTAACCAATTAGCTACCGAGTTAGCACCAGTTAGCACCGATTTAACTATTATAGGCGACCCGACAACAGGAGTAAGTAAGAAGATTACACTTGCTCAATTAGGTGCGATATTTAGCGGTGCGGTTTCGTTTTATAGTAACCTTGCAGGGTTCCCTGCAACGGGCGATATTAACGTGATCTATTGTGCTAAAGACACGCAAAAACTTTATTTATGGAGTGGCAGTGCTTATGTAGAGGTGTTTCCTTCACAAGCTTTATTAGATACTTACCAATTAAGAAGTGAAAAGGGCAACGCTAATGGTTATGCTTCATTGGATAGTCAAGGTAAAGTTCCTATTAGTCAGCTACCAAGTTCTATTATGGAATATAAAGGAACTTGGAGTGCAGCGACTAACACCCCAACACTTGCAAACGGAACGGGCGACACGGGAGATGTTTATATTTGTAATGCAGCAGGTAGCGTAAACTTCGGAGCAGGTGCGATTAGTTTTGCGGTGGGCGATTATGTGATCTATTCAGGTACTATCTGGCAGCGTTCAAGCGGAGCAGTAGGTACTGTAACAAGCGTAGCATTAACAGTTGGTGGCGATGCGATAAGCGTATCGGGTAGTCCTTTAACTACAAGCGGAACTTTAGCTTTAGCGTTTAGCGGTACTACATCACAATACATTCGAGGTAATGGTACACTTGCTAACTTCCCTACTTCTTTAGTAACAGGAACGGGAACTATAAACAGTGTTACTAAATGGAGTTTTACAAGCGGAGAAATAATTAATAGCAATATATACGATACAGGAAGTGTTATTTACAATAATAACCCTTCCGATGGTCAGTTTGCTTGGCAGTTTAACGGAAGTCAAACAACGGGATTGTCTTATGGTGCTTTGATTGTAGCAGGTACTAACGCAAGTGATATTGCTTTAAGAATACAAAATGCAAGTTCTACAAGTGAGTACTTTTTTGTATGGGGAGATGGTAGAGTGCAGATTAACAACATACCAAACGCTACTACCGATACGGATAAGTTTTTAGTAAGCGATAGCGGAGTTATTAAATATAGAACGGGTGCGGAGTTATTAAGCGACATCGGTGGTGCAAGTGCTACGGGTTACGTTCCGTACACGGGTGCAACGGCTAACGTAGATTTAGGAACTCATACTTTACTTGCTAAAAATTTAGTAATTAATCATTCAAGCGGTAGCGGAGTTGCTGCATCAATTACTAAGGGCGGTAGCGGAGAGGCTTTAACTGTTGTTAAGAGTTCGGGAAGCGGAAACGCTGCATCTATTACGGGTGGTGTTACACTATTAAGCGAGTTACATTTAACTACTGATTTAGCCGATGCCTATATTGCAAGTGCTACGAATTGGAATACTGCATATAGTTTAAGAATTACAAGTGCTACAAGTCCACTATCTATTACTTCAAATGTAATTAGCATAGCACAAGCGAGTGGCTCTACTAATGGATATTTAAGTAGCACCGATTGGACTACGTTTAACAACAAGCAAAACGCTTTAACCAATCCAGTAACGGGAAGCGGTACTACAAACTACCTACCTAAGTTTACAGGTGCAAGTACAATAGGAGATAGCGCAATTTTTGATAATAGTGGAAATATTTTAATTGGTGCTACTACTAATTCGGAAGGTGCAAAATTAAAAATCGCAGGTGGTTATGTATATTTAAAAGAAACAGGTGGAGCAGATGTTTATTTAAGGTCAGCTTATGACACAAACAAAGCAGCTATACAAGTTGCATCAGCAAGTGATTTAGTATTTGTTACAAGCAATACTACAAGATTAACCTTAACCGCTTCAGGCAATTTAGGATTAGGAGTTACACCGAGTGATACATTAAGCTATGGTAAAGCATTAGATATTCAAGGAACATCGGGAAGTGCATTATACGTAAGGAGCGAAACAAATTCATCAACTGTTTATGGTCTTTTTTCTTACGATAATAATACAGTTAGAACTAATATCGGTGGCATAGGAACAGGTAATTATTTAAGATTTATTTCTGGTGGCTCAGAGGCTATGCGTCTTAACGCTTCAGGTAATTTATCAATAGGAAACACTAATGATACATATAAACTTGATGTAACAGGTACGGGAAGGTTTGTAAACGCAAGTACTTTTCAAGGTATATTTAGCGGTTGGTCTACGAGTGGAGCAAACTCCGCATCAGGTGCAATATCATTAGGAAACACTGCTGCTTATCGTGGCGTAATAAGTTATGCTGCTGATGGAGATACTACTTTAAGTTTTGATAATAGCTATGATAGTACAGGAGCAGTTATGCGTTTTAGAATGCGTACTGCTGGTACTGCGGTAAATGCTTTAACTATTGCAGGTACAGGAGCAGCTACATTCTCAAGTAGTGTAACGGCAACAAGTGGAACATTCAGTCAATCTTCTGGAATTACAACTATTATTCAATCAGATTGGGATAGGAGTGCAACAAACAACACGCAACTTTATATAAGAGGAAATACAAATACCAATAAGCAATTAAGAATTGGTTATGATACTGCCGGCAATGTTGGTTACATTCAAGCATTAACATCTGGTACAGGTGTAGATAATTTATTAATTAATCCAAGTGGCGGAAATGTAGGTATAGGTACAAGTTCACCACAAAGACCATTACATATTAACGGAACAGAAGGTGCAGCAAGATTTACTTCTACTGCTTCAGGAAATGATGGTTTCGAGGTTGGTGTTGGCACATCAAGTCAGGCTTTTTTATGGCATACAGAAAATGCGGAAATGCAATTTGCTACGAACAACACCGAACGTATGCGCATAACAAGTGGGGGGGATATAGGAATTGGAAATACAGGAGATGCTTCTGTAAGATTATTTGTTTCAGGAAAAGACACAAGTTCTAATAACTATGCAGCTTTATTTAGAAATTCATCCGGCTCTAACTTATTAGGAGTAAAAAATAGTGGAAGAATTAATATGGGAAGCTTACCAACATCAAGTGCAGGATTATCAAGTGGAGATTTATATGTAGCAGCAGGAGTTTTAATGATTGTATAATAAATAAAATAAAATAATATGACAACTTACAAATGGGTAGTATCGCAAATGGACACCGCACCGAGCGAAGATGGTTTAACCGATGTAGTAAAAACAATTCATTGGCGTTATCAAGCAGAACAAGTAGACGGAGATAAAACTTACAACGCTGAGGTTTACGGAGCAATGGGTTGCGCTACACCTTTGGACACGGACTTTACTGCTTATGACGATTTAACCTTCGACCAAGTATGCGAGTGGTTAATTGCAGGAAACGATGTAGAAGCTATGGAGTTAAACTTAGATACTCAAATCGAGAACCTTAAGAACCCACCCATTGTAAATTTACCTTTGCCGTGGGATAAATAAAATCTATATATCTTTACAAAAATTTAAACAATGAAATACAAACAACTATTACAATTAGTAAGCAGCATTAATGTCGTAATCGGAAACCAGGACACAAAGACACAAAAGAAGCTTTTTAAAATCTACGAGAAGGTTAAAGCCTATCACGAGGACTATCAAGCCGAAGTTGAAATCTTGCGTTTAGACAATGCTCAAACCGACGATAAGGACTGCTTACTTTTAGACGACAAAGGAAATTACAAGTATTCTAAAGAAGGCATCAAGAAGCTTACTAAAGATATTGAAGCCTTAAATGATAAAGAATTTGACTTTGTAATAATTAACGTAGTCAATCCACAAGGTCTCGAGGACTTTACTTTCTTAGAAGATTGGACTACTGGCATCGAATTTAACAAACAAGAAGACATCGAACTATAAATGGAAAGTAACCACCAAGCAGACCAATCAACAATCGTTTCAGTAGTAAGTGCTACAATAAGCATTACAAGTATTCAACCACTATTCACATTGATTGCAAGTTTGGTGGCTATTGTTTCTGGAGCAATGGCTATTCGCTACTACTACAAAATGAATAAGAAACTAAAATGAGATTAATTCTTTTAGCCTTATTACTTACTTCGTGTGCTTCTGTAAAGAAGGCATCGGAGCGTTTAGATAGCACTGTTGTGAAAACCTTTGACTCGGTGCGTGTAGTCGTTTTAGATAGCGTAACTAAAATAGTAGAAAAAGAGGAGTATTTTACCAAGACCATTACTTACTACGATACTTTGTGGGTTACCAAGGATAGTATGATAACTATTCCTAAGTACACGGAAACCTACACAAGAGGCACAAAAGAGAAACAAACGGATAGTAAGCAGACCAAGACGGACTCAATGGCTCTTAATCGCACAGAAAGTACCCAAATTTCGAAGATAACTAAAACTAAGGATAAGTCATTCAGCGAATTCTATAAGGCTCTAATTGCGCTTATATTGATAATTACGCTAATCTTATTCTTTTGGAAACGTAAATAATATGGCAAAAGCAGCAAAAAGCGTAAGCGTATCGGCTAACCCGTTACCTATTTCATTTAAAGAGTTTAGCAAGAACCCTGTCGTTGGTATGCTATTTTTATGTATCTGCGGTATTAGTTACTTGTATATCGACAATGCAAAGCGTAACGAAAAGCAAGACGAAAAGATAGGCAGCTTGTATGAAATGGTGCGTAAGAGCGATAGCAGTAATGCAGCAAGTACGGCTCGTTTGGAAATGGCAGTAGACCTTAAGGCTCTAAAAAAGTTTAAGTAATGCGCTATTTAGTATTGATAGCTTTGATAGGTTGCGGAACTAAGACCGATAACCAGATCAAAGAGTTGCAAGACAAAGTAAAGCAAAGCCAAGTGCAAAGTGAACAAGTGCAGGGTGTGGCTTCTCAGGATAACAAGAAGGTAATAACTAAGACAGTGAAAACAATAGTTACCTTAAAACAAGAAGTAAAAGAATTAAAAACGGAACTAAATGAAGTTAAGGCTAAATTGGACTCCGCTAATTCTGTTGATACTAATAGCACCAAGTTCCAGTTACGCCCAATACGTTAAGAAGATAGGCGGCGAGGATAAGATTGTTATTAGCCGTACAGAAGGCGAAAAGATTAACAACTCATTTGATAGCCTAACTAATTTAGTAAGCTACCAAAACACACGAATAGATAGCTTAATTAAAGCTAACATCAAAACAAGGGATAGCCTTCGCATCGACTTACTTACCCTAAAAGATACCCTTACAATACGCAATAAAATATCAAACGATACGTTAAACGACTATCGTAATAGGTATTATAAAAACATAGCAATCTACGAGCAGTACGAAAAAGCGGTGCAGTTTGAAATAAAACTACATAGGCTTAATTCAGTTTTGTTTGCTATGCTAACATTCTTTTTATACTCACAAATAAATTAAAATGCAATTAAACGACAAAGGTAAAGACCTTATTAAATTCTACGAGGGCTGCAAATTAGTGGCTTACAAATGCAGTGCTGCAAAAGATACAATCGGCTACGGGAATACTTTTTTTGAAGACGGCAGACCTGTAAAGCCTGGCGATAAGATTACGCAAGAACGAGCAAATGAATTATTTGAAATCATAGCTAAAGAGTTTGCAGACAAAGTTGCCCCATTAGTTAAAAGTGCGGTTACCCCTAATCAATTCGCTGCCCTTACAAGCTTTGCCTATAACGCAGGTATTGGTAACCTAAAGAGTTCTACTTTATTAAAAAAGGTAAACGCTAACCCTAACGACCATTCGATAGCTTTAGAGTTTGCTAAGTGGGATAAAGCAGGTGGGAAAGTTCTTGCAGGTCTTACAAAGCGTAGAGCATCTGAGTCAAAATTATACTTCACACCTTAAATTAATACTATGAAATGGTTAGCCAATTTATTATCAGACGAAAGAGGTAGCGTGTCTACAAAGCGAGTTATTGCTTTACTATCGGCTTTGTTTATCTGTGTCACCTTATTAGCTAATAGCTTTACGCATCAAGAGATTGCCCCTTCGGATAAACTTGTAGATGCCGTAATGGTTATTTGCATTGCTGCAATGGGTACTACTACAATAGATAAATTCAGCCAAAAATAAACAATGCTAAAATCAAAACGAAAACGACTATTCTTTGACATCGAAACCTCGCCTAACATTGGCTTTTTTTGGAGCGCAGGTTACAAGCTTAATGTAACTGCCGATAGCATCATTAAAGAACGTGCTATCATTTGCATCTGCTACAAGTGGGAAGACGAAAAAGAAGTTTACCATTTGGAATGGGATAGCAAACAGAACGACAAAAAGATGCTACAAAGTTTTGTAGAGGTAGCCAATACTGCTTCGGAACTTATAGGGCATAATGGCGACAAGTTCGACTTAGCGTGGATAAGAACACGCTGCTTGTTTCACGGGATTGAGATGTTTCCTAAATACGTTACAATCGACACGTTAAAGGTAGCACGTCAAAAGTTTAGATTTAATAGCAACAAGCTTAATTACATAGCTGACTATTTAGGAATTGGCACTAAGATAAAGACCGAATATAGTTTATGGAAAGACATCGTTCTACATAAGGACAAAGTGGCTATGGCTAAAATGATTAAGTACTGCCAAAAAGATGTTGTATTATTAGAGCAGGTATTTAACGCTTTAAAGCTACACATCGAACCTAAAACACATTACGGAGTTATATTCGGACAAGACCGAGGCTCTTGCCCTGAATGTGGAAGCGATGACTTAATTATTTCACTTCGTAGAACAACCGCAACTGGTGTAAAGAAAATACAATACAAGTGCAAAACTTGTTTTAAGATACATAGCAAAACCGACAAATAATGAGCAACATACTTGACCAAACAATAAAAGATTTACAAGCAAGAGAAGTAAGAGGGTTAAAGGAATACGGAACTACAATGGATAGAACCGATTTAAGCCAAGACGAATGGCTGCAACACGCTTACGAAGAGGCTTTAGATTTAGCACTATACTTAAAAAAACTATTACTAACCAATGCGCCTAAAAAAAGTATTTAGCTTCGGGAACATATTAGACCTAGACACCTACGAGCAGCTAAAAGATTTAGATTATACTAACCCAAACTTCAAAGGCTGCGGAGACGAGTTCCAGTTTAATCGTGAATGGTGGGTTATGCTTGACGATATGAGCCGAATTGTTGCTTATTGCGGCTCAATTTATTCTAAGGGCATTTGCATATTTAACAGGGCGTGGGTGCATAAAGATTATAGAGGGCAAGGAATACAAAGACGAATGATTAAGACAAGGCTAAAAGCCGCTTCTACCTTTTGCCATATAGCTATTACTTATACTACATTAGACAACTTCCCTTCAGCTAATAACCTTATTTCGTGTGGGTTTAGGCTTTACTTACCCGAATATTCTTACGGGGGTTACGATAAACTTTACTTCCAAAAATTACTATAAAGTTTCACTTTAGTACAACAAAAGGTAGTAAAACTACTACTTTTGGCTGCATTTTACTTCCGACTTTGTCAAGTTATACCTTTACTTTATTACATTTTTAGTCAAGTTTTAGCTTTACTTTGTACGTATTTGCGTACAATTAAAAATATTTTTTTGACTTTTGCACTTTGTATTGTGTATTGTGTTATCTTTGTTGAAACAAAACACAATATGACACATTTAACCACCTACCAATTGTTTCAGTATCAGCGATACGGGAACATATTAATTGACGGGAGCAGGAGTACATCAAACCCTTACGACCCTGCCTTATTGCCTAAAAACTACGATTACGAAGACGATGATTACACGTTTACTAGATGGGTAGAACACAATGCAGAACTTGAACTTTTAAAAACCGAATTATATGAAGATTGAATTTGTAAAAGAAACTAACCACAGAGGCGATGTTTACTATTATACAACAGTAGATGGTCGCTACGAAAAAGATACTATATCGTTGGACTACTCACAAGCCTATGAAATATTTATAGGTATGAGAAAAAAACAAGAGCCGACTATCGAAGTGTTAGAACATTATATTATTGACGAAACAAAACCAGAAACAAATGAGCCTAATTAAAATTCAACAGGAACTAAAAGCACCTAAAAACCAATTCAATGCTTTTGCTAAATACAAGTACCGAAGTGCAGAAGATATTATCGAAGCTGCAAAGCCTATCTGCCATAAGTACGGCTACGCTTTAATGTTAAGCGACGAGGTAATAGAAGTAGGCGGTAGAGTATATGTAAAGGCTACTGCTTGTCTAAGTAACGGAGAAGATAACATTACCTGCACAGGTCTTGCTCGTGAAGATGAAAACAAAAAAGGAATGGACGCTTCGCAGCTCACTGGTGCGTGTAGCTCGTATGCTCGAAAATACGCACTTAACGGATTGTTTGCCATAGACGATACTAAAGATGCAGATGCTACCAATGAGCATAAAGACGAAGTAAGCGAAGGACAAAAGGCGTTCTTGATTGAGCAGTTAGACAAGACAAAGTTTACTCAGGAACAAAAGTATAAAGCTATTGAGAAAATCAAAGCTATCAAGAGTTTAGACGAATTTAACAAGATCAAAGAAACAATAAAGAAAAGCTAATGAGGGAACTATTACCATTTGAAAGGCAGATGCTCCTGGCGGAAGTTTACCATTACGCTTGGTATAACGAAGAGGCATACGAGGACTTATTAGCCTTTATTAAAAAGTATGAAAACAAATTAGATAAACCTGTTTTTTTTAACCCAATTAATAACAATGACACAGAAACAACAAATCTTGAACCACTTGCTTACGGGCAAGACCTTGACACCAATCCAGGCTTTAACGAAGTACAATAGCCTAAGATTAGCAGCCGTAGTGTTTGAATTAAAACGCAAAGGCTACAAAGTACAAACGGAATTAATTAACGTTGGTACGAAAAAACAAAGTAAATTAGTAGCTCAATATTCAATTAAAAACAAATGAAAAAATCAATAATTTATTTAGTAATTTGCATATCTCTTACTTCTTGTGCAAGGTCTTGTCAAAGTATAGATAAGGAATTTCAAACAGGAAGTAGAGAATATGAAGTAATAATGTATTCAGGTGGAGATACTGCATTTTATGATAAAGTAAAAACTATCATAAATTCGGAAGAAAAAAGTGATGGAATATACTATTACAAAGGAGATACTCTAATTGAAGTTAGTGGAGATTATGTATTAAAAAGTATAAAATAAAAACAAATAAAAATGGAACAAAAAAAATGGAGTGCAGGTGCTTGGAAAAAGCAGACCGCTAAAGGAGAAGTAATTAATTTTACAATCAATGATGTTAAATACTCAATGTGGGCTAATAGCTACAAGACAGAAGATAACAAGCAGCCAGATTACAAAATTTATGTAAATGATTTTAAACCTAAAGAAGACACGGAAGGACTACCGTTTTAATTATGCTAACGAGAAAGAAAGATATATCAATTAGACAGTTAAAGGAGTTATACTATGCACAACGTAACACACATTTGCAGCTTCACGAAATGATGCAGCAACTTGGATTGTTAGGCATAGAAGATAACGAACCTTTAGGATTAGACATTGGCGCAAGGACTATTGTCAAATTGGTAGACGAAGAGTTTGAGTGCGATGTATTAATAAAGGATAGATCGTTGAAAACAACGTTCGGTCGGAAGGCTGCTGCTTATTTACTTAGGAGATACACCAAGTTAAGCCTAAAGGAGATAAGCCAGTACACAGGAACAAGCGACCACACAACGGCTATCCATAACATAAAACAAGCGAATAACCTAATAGAAACTGAGGACTGGTTTAAAACTAAGCTAAAAAAACTTTGCTTAAAATTAGAACTTAAAGAAATTTAGTGTATATTCGCAGCATAATAAGACACATTAGCGAAAGTCCAGCCGATAATGTGTTTAGTGGTTAAATAATAGCCCCTGATAGCTGGACTCTATTGGGGGCTTTTTTATTTTATGACATACGGAGAAAAACTAAAAAGTCCTGAATGGCAAAAGAAACGTCTTGAAATTTTACAACGAGACAAGTTTACCTGTACAATGTGCGGTTCAACAGAAAAGCAACTGCACGTACATCACAAGGTTTATATCTACAAAAATGACCCTTGGGATTATGAAAATGAATTTTTAACTACATTATGTTTAGAGTGCCACGAAGAAGAGGAATACTCTAAGTATTTTGTAAACAGAATTATTAAATTTCATATTTACAAAGGATTAACTTACAAAGAATTAAGACCACAAATTAGTGAGCTTATGCATAAGTATGTTGAAATACAAGATGTTACTTTTGATGAACTACAAAAATTTGGAGAATATGTCTAAAGATACTTTTTACTTTTCTCACGACTATAATTGCCGTAATGACGAAAAGATTAAATTCCTTATTAGGAAACACGGAATGCTTGGGTATGGTGTATTCTGGGCAATCATTGAAGACCTTTACAATAATGCAAACGCATTGCGAACGGATTGCGATGGCATAGCTTATGACCTTCGAGTGCATAGCGAAATAGTACATAGCGTATTACACGACTTTGGTTTATTTGTATTTGAAGGCGAAAACTTTGGTAGTATGTCGGTACAAAAACGCATAGACGAAAGGGATAGCAAGAGTAAGAAGGCAAGTCAAAACGCCCGTAAACGTTGGGTTTCTAATGTAAATGATGCGACCGCAATGCCACCGCATAGCGACCGCAATGCTATAAAGGAAAGGAAAGGAAAAGAAATAAAGGAAATAAAAGAAATAATAGAGCTTCCTTTTGTTTCTAAGGAATTTGAAAAAATGTGGTTTGATTGGAAGGATTACAAGAAAAAACAATTTATGTTTACATATAGGACAACTCAAAGTGAACTTGCTACCTTACAAGAATTAACAAAATTATCAAACGGACAAGAAGACATTGCTATAAAAATTATCAATCAGTCAATGGCAAATGGTTGGAAAGGTCTATTTAACCTAAAAGAAGATGCAAAAAGAACTTCAGATAATCAACGAAAGCTTGATAAACACGAACTTGAAAACCTTAAAAACTACAACTTTATCCACTCTACTTCCTACGGAGCAAGAGATTATGACCGCATTTTCGGGGGAGAGAGTTCGCAATCTGAACTCTACCATATTTAAACAAAACCTTGTTTACTTGATGCAGCTTGTGGGTATTAACAATCCTGGCGAAGTTAAGTTAGCAATTTTAGAGGATTGGATAAGAACCGAGTACGGAGGCTTTACAATAAACGAAGTCAAAGTAGCGTTTAAGCAAATGGTAGCTAATGACTTTATAGACCATTATCAAAACTTTAGTCCTGCATATTTTAGTCAGGTTATGGATAGGTATAAGAAAAAAGCAAACGAAGTAAGAAAAATGATGCCACAAGAACGAGTAGAAGCAATACCACACTTAACCGATTTAGAGATAATTGATTACAGTTACCAAGAGTATAAGCTTCTGGAAAATAGAACTTTTGATAGGTTGTTTAACCCATTATCCGTATTTACAAAGCTTAATAGCACAGGCATCAAGGTATGGACAAAAGAAGATGGCGCACTTGCTAAAAAGAAACTAATGGAGATTATTACCTACAAGGCTAATAAAATGGACATAATAAGCGCAAAGCAGTACCGAGACGAATGGACTGAGCAATGGCTTAAGAACCAGGCTCGAGCCGTAGCAGTAGCTTTATTTTTTGATTTGCAAATTGCTAATAATAAAACTTCATTCAAATGAGACACGGCAGTTTATTTAGCGGAATAGGTGGCTTTGATTTAGCAGCAGAATGGTGCGGTTGGGAAAACGTATTTCATTGCGAATGGAACACCTTTGGACAAAAAGTATTAAAACATCACTTCCCAAATTCAATAAGTTACAATGACATCACAAAAACAGATTTCACTATTCACAGAGGAGCAATCGACATCATTAGTGGAGGCTTCCCTTGCCAACCCTACTCAAGTGCAGGAAAGCGACTTGGCAAAGAAGATGAGAGACACCTCTGGCCTGAGATGCTTAGAGCAATTCGGGAAATTCAACCAAGTTGGGTTGTGGGCGAGAACGTTCGCGGACTTACTAATTGGAACGGGGGATTGGTATTCGACGAGGTGCAAACTGAGTTGGAAGCTGAAGGCTACGAAGTCCTCCCGTTTTTACTTCCAGCTTGTGCCATTAACGCACCACATAGAAGAGACAGAATCTGGTTTGTTGCCTACTCCAATGGCTTCAGACAGTCCAGAGAAAAATACGGGCAAATTGAACCAAGACGGATTACAAAAGAGAGCGAGGAATGGATTACTACCGACACCAACTGCAATCGACTCAACAAATGCGACAGTGCATATGAAATCAAATCAACTAACGGAAGGCTCGATGCACTCAGTAACATTAACGAGAGCAATGGTAATGGGGTTATTACCGACACCGACATTACAAGAATACACGAACAGTACATTACCCCCATCACAAATAAAGAGAAACAATATACCCGGAGTTCTTTTAAGGCAAGGAGTTTCAGCGCATTCCCAACTGAACCCCCTATTTGTGGAGGAGATGATGGGCTTCCCAAAGAATTGGACAACATTACCTTTTCTAAATGGAGAAATGAAAGCATCAAAGCCTACGGAAACGCAATAGTTCCTCAGGTAGCTTATCAGATATTTAAAAGTATTTGTCAATATCAAGAACTTTAGTATATTTTTGCTTTATGACCGCAAACGAATTAACCAAAGAAGCAATTAAGACCCTAAATAAAAACGGGTGCTTTGTATGGCGCAATAACAATCTTGCGGTTAGAGGTCGCACCTTTATAGGACTTAAAGGAGTTCCAGATGTTGTAGGCTTCCACACACAAACAGGTGTAGCGGTTTATTGCGAAACAAAAGCAATAGGAGATAAACTTAGCAGCTATCAAATAGCATTTTTAAACTTAGCAAAAACGGCAAATTGTTTTTGTTATATAGCAACCGAAGACAACGGCAAACTAACCTTAAAGGAGTATGAACAAGAATAGCATCATATTAGAACTTTGGGAAAGCCGAGAACTTAAGGAAGCAATAGACAAAATGCAGCCTGAAGATTTACGAGAAGATTTAAGAAGCGAACTATTTAAGGTGCTATGTGAAATGGACGAGGAACGTTTAATAGATATGCGTACCCGTAACGTATTAAAGTTCTACTTGGTTAGGACTATGATTAATATGATGCAAAGTAATACAAGCCAATTTTATAGGACATACCGAAAACCTTTAGAAGTAGAATTAATAGTACACGATAGGGACGAGGATTTACTTAACAAAGTAGAAGATGAACTGTCAAAGATGCACTGGTACAAAGCGGAACTATTAAGAGTTTATGCTATAAAGCACAACTGCAACGCTAAAGAATTAAGTAGGGTTACAGGTATTCCTTATATGTCAATTCATAGGGAGCTTAAATTAACTAAACGTGAACTTAAAAAACAATTACGAAAATGATAATTATAGCAGCAATATGCTTTGCAATCTTCTTTGTAGAGATACACCAATTCCATAGGAAGTGGAAATTAGATTTTAAGCCTTTTAGCTGCACAAGTTGTTTAGCAGCTTGGACAGGTTTAACTTTATATTTACTACCTGCAATATGTACTGATGTTATTGCGTTTGTATTTATACCAGGAGTGTTAGCACCTTTACTTTCAAAACTAATGTGGAACTTATGGAAATAGAACACCGCAACTTTTTAGATCAACACGTTGGTAATTGGCACACAGTACAAAATGGCTATGTGCGTAACATCGACTTAGACATCTTAAAAATGTACGAGCATATTTATCGCAAGTATATGAATGCAGATTTTATCTTAACAGTATGGTGTCCCCATTGTATCTTTGATATGATTAAACGCTTATACGAATGGTACGAATTACAACCTAAACCTAAAAATAAAAAAAAGAATGGCTAACTTTATTCACCCTACCGCTATCATTGGCGATAACGTAATTATTGGAGACGGAAACTACATTGGTGCTTATTGTATTATAGGCGATAAAGCAGAACATAAGAAGTTTTGGCAAAAAGAAAAAGGCAAAGTTTACATTGGAGATAACAATGTTATTACAGGACTTGTAACAATAGACGCAGGAACTGAGATAGACACTTTCATTGGTAATAGTTGCTTCATAATGAAACACGCACACATAGGACACGATTGTACAATCTTAGACAATGTTACTATAAGTTGCGGAGCAAAAATAGGTGGTCATTCTATTGTAGACAAAGGTGCTAATATAGGACTTAACGCAGTATTACATCAGTTTGCAAACGTAGGAGAAAATTGTATGATAGGGGCAAGTGCCTTTGTAAAAGGAGATGCAAAACCAAATACAAAATACGCAGGAGTTCCTGCACGAGAAATCGGCTCAAACATAAGATAATGAAAGTAGCTATTTTATTACTTACACAAAACCGACACGATTTAACGCAGCGTGTAATTAACCAAAACTTTTATAATAGCGGTTACAATGCGGACTGCTTCTTAATAGATAACGGAAGCGACACGCACGAAACGTTTAACTATCCTTTTGCCGGATATGATCTATCTAAAGAAAAACGAGGAATAGCAGCAGGAGTAAACGCAGGACTTAGGATAACTCAGGAATACGATGCGGTTTGTTTATTAGCCAATGACATTTTACTTCCTGAGAATTGGTTGGCAAGGTTTGTATTGTTTGCACAAAGAATAGAAAAGACAGGCATAATAGGAATATATTGTGTAGAAGCATTACCACCCATTGTAGACGGCGTACATAAAACGCATACACCTTTTGGAGATAATTTTATTACTCGTGAACTTATAGACACAATAGGTGGTTACAATACTGAGTATGACCCATACGGAATGCAAGATGCAGATTACGGAGAACGTGCAACTATTACAGGCTTTACTAATTACTACTTGCCAGATATGAGGTCGGAACACATAGGACATGATGTCGGTAACGGAACTGATTATAGACGAATGAAAGACGAAAGCTTGGCACGGGCGCAAAGCGTATGGGATAAATACCAAGACATATATCACAACCAAAAGAATATAAGATGCGAATACTTTGTATAACTTCAGCTAACTCAGGCGTAGGACTGCACCGAATAATGATGCCGATAGTACATTTAGAAAAGGAGTACGCACTTATTACCGATGTATTGAATGACGAACTATTAGAGCAAGGGTGGGATATTGTGTTAATGAATAGAATGCTTAACGAAATAGATGCAAAGCAAATGGACACTTGGCGCACTAAGTACGGCTTTAAGTTAGTAGTTGATAATGACGATTACTGGGAACTTAGCGAAACGCATCTTTTGTATTACCGATACAAGTACAATAACATAGGCAAACAAATTACCGATTACTTAGAGATTGCAGACCTTTGCACTTGCACACACGAAAGGTTAGCAAGTGAGATAACTAAATACAATAAGAACGTTCACATATTACCAAACGCATTACCTTACGGGCAAGAGCAGTTCCAGGATAACAAGACCGAAGATTACAAGGTTAGGTTGTTTTGGAGCGGCAGCGGAACGCACGAACGAGATTTAGAAATACTTAGGCAGCCGTTCAAAAGGCTACAAGGTATGAATATAAGAACTGTAATTGCAGGTTATAATGACGGGGAGAAACCTATATGGGATAAAATGATTGATGCGTTTACTTGTGGACTAAAGCTTAACCCTACGATCTATAACTATGCAAAGGTTACGGAATATATGGGTGCTTATACGGACTCAGATATTTCAGTTATTCCATTGGTAGATAACAAGTTTAACGCTATGAAGTCCAACCTTAAGGTATTAGAAACGGCTGCAAAAAAGAACCCTGCCATAGTTAGCCATGTCAATCCTTATTTAGATATGCCAGTGCATTACGTTAAAAGCCAGAAGGATTGGTACAAACACATCAAAGATTTAGTAAGCGATGCGGATATGCGAAAGGAAAGCGGAGAGAAGCTTTTTGAGTTCTGCCAAAAGAAGTATAACTTTGACGAGATAAATTTAGACCGAAAGTATATTTATAGTAAACTATGCCAGTAACAAGATGCAGTTCAGGAAAATGGAAAATCGGACAAGGCGGTTGCGTGTATGATACCGAAGAGAAAGCAATGCAAGTTTGGAAGGCTATTCTTGCAGGTGGCAAGTTTGCCGAAAGCTATACCGACTATCCTGAGAGTGCAACTAATAACGCAAAGAGGGCAATAGAATGGGCAGAGAAAAATGGTTGGGGTTCTTGCGGAGAAGCAACAGGCAAAGCAAGAGCAAGGCAGTTGGCAAATCGTGAGCCGATTAGTAGAGATACTATTGCTCGTATGGCTTCATTTAAAAGACACCAACAACACAAAGACGTACCTTATAGTGAAGGTTGTGGCGGGTTAATGTATGACGCCTGGGGCGGTACGAGTGGAATTGA